ATTTATCTGCAATTAAAAAACAATGCGTTCATATGGAATGTTTGATTCTTTGGAAAGTACAACAATTTCTGGTACCTTCCACGGTGATTCACCATTTTTCCGTCTGACAATCGTCATGTGACTGCATCCAAGATGTTCAGCTGCTTGTTCATTTGTCCATCCTAGCAATCTGATGATTTCATCCGGTGTGAACGTTCTTTCATCCGTCATTCATTCACCCCCTTCCTCAATCAGACCAAGATACACAAGTTCTGAATGTGTACCGTCTTCAATGCCCTGTTCAACAGCTGCAAGATGCATTTCATACAATTCTTCATTCCAGAACCGCAACTGGTTCAATTCACGGTTCAGTTTCTGTGACCGCTTTTCATATTCTTCTTCATACCGAATGTGACCATACCAGTTCACATCATATTTTGCCTTGCACCAGTCCATCAGACCTTCCAGTTTCGCTTCACGTTCGTCAATCTTCTTCTGAATCTTGTTTCTTGCCTGTTCAATTTCCTTCAGCATGTTCATTCTCCTTTCATCATTGCAATGCAATCATCTGTGTATACGTGTGTTTCAAGAAAAGGGTTCCGCATTTCAACAACCAGGTAAGATGACCGTGATTTCAAGTCATCCATGTCCAGGTTTTTGAATACATAACGCTTATCCCATTTATCAATGTCTTTCCCTTTTGCCGTTCCGATGTACCGCACATCAATTGGTGCATACTGTTCAATCAATCCGTTGATGCCGTGAATCTGAATAGTCATGTCTTTTTCTCCTTCTGTTCTTTTTCAGATGCGTTTTTCACGCACTCTGATTTCTGTGTAACCTGCATCTTTTGCATCTTCAACGTGCATCTTGACATATTCTCTGCATGTCACTGTCCACCGTACCCATTTCCCAGTGTTTGGGTTTTTCACTTCAATAATCATGTTTGCAACTGGATTCAACATTTTGCTTTTCTCCTTCTGCGACTTATTTGCGCACTGTGTACCGGTTCTTATTGGTGACCGGCAAACCATTCTGATTTGCTGTTCTTGACCTTATTTTCTCACCGTTTCCGTTCTTGTCAAGCACTTTTTGTTCTTTTACAGAACAATTTGTTAAATTCAATAACATCCATGTTATAAAGGAGATGAAGGAAGGAAAACCCCATGAACAGAAAGAAAATAAATGAATCAATTGGTGATGAAATAAGGTTTGCACGATTGCGGAAAAGGATGACACAAGAACAACTTGCGCAGAAAACCGGTCTTGGTCGGTCAACAATCGCAAAATATGAATCTGGTCAAATTGAAATGAGTATGCCGGTATTCATTGAACTCTGCAATGCAATTGGTGTCAGCTACATTGATATTTTGAAGGGTATTGAATTATGACAACGGCAGTCATATATGCAAGATATTCAAGTTCAAATCAACGTGAGGAATCAATCGCCGGACAGCTGCGTGAATGCCGACAGTACGCATCAAAAAACGGCATGAAGATAATCCACGAATATACTGACAGCGCACTGACTGGTACCAGTGATAAAAGACCTGCATTTCAGCAGATGGTCAAAGACAGCGAAAAACATGCATTCACTGTTGTCATTGTTTGGAAACTTGACCGTTTTGCACGGAACAGATACGATTCTGCAACATACCGAAACATTTTGAAAAAGAATGGTGTCAAAGTCATTTCTGCAATGGAAAACATCAGTGATTCACCGGAAGGCATCATCCTGGAAGGATTGATGGAATCACTTGCTGAATATTACAGTGCAAATCTGTCCGAAAATATCAAACGGGGGTTGTATGATTCCGCACTGGAACGAAAAGTTTTGTCTAATCCTGTTTTTGGTTATCAAAAAGGAATGGATGGCAGATATGAACTGCATCCAATCAATGCACCAGCTGTGAAACGTATATACACCGACTTTGCAAACGGCAAACCTTACGCACAGATAATTGATGAACTGAACCGTGACGGATTCAAAACCAGTCAAAACAGACCATTCACACGGAACAGTTTGCGCACTATCTTGCGCAGTGAAAAATACATTGGTGTGTACCGGTACCGTGACATTGTTGATGAACACGGCATTCCACCAATTATTGACCGTGATTTGTTTGACAGGGTTCAAAAAGAAATCAAACGCAGGTCATTCACCAAGGTAAAAAAGAAAAATGACACACAAGAAAACTTTATGCTGACCGGAAAACTGTACTGTGGTCACTGTGGTGAAATGATGACCGGTGAAAGTGCACGCAGTAAGGGCGGCACATATTATCACTATTATTCATGCTCCGGTATGAAAGCACCAAAGAAAAACGGATGCAGAAAAAAACGTGTGTCAAAAGAAAAAATTGAAGATGAAGTGATTCGGATAATAAACACGGAAATACTGACAGATGATTTCATTGATGACATGGTTCCACGTGTCATGAAATACCAGGAATCTGACCAGGCATTCGCAACAATCAGAAATCTGGAAGAAATGAAGAAACAGGAACAGAAGAAACTGGATAATATCATGAAAGCAATTGAATCCGGTATATGGTCTGATTCCGTGAACAGTCGGCTGAATGAACTGGAACATAATATGATGCGCCTAGAACAGCGAATACAAGAAGAAAAACTGTCAATGGTGCAGTTCACTGCCGATGACATAAAAGCGTTCCTATATGCTCTAAAAAACGCTCAGAAAACGGATTCTGATGCACAACAGTATCTGATAAATGCGTGCATCAACCGCATATATTTGTTTGATGAAGATGACGGTCAAAAACTGGTTATTCATGTGAACATGTCCGACCAAGAAACAGAACCAATCACACTTCAATCTGTTGTTCGTTCAATGTCTGATTCTCTCCACCTAAACGTGCATACACGAACACTGACAGACGGTGTTGTTCTACTGTCAATAATGTTCAGACCATAAAAAAAGACCGGATGCAAACACATCCGGTTTTGTTGTATTCGGGTACCTGTGTCGGCTCCCAAAACACAGATACCCATGTTCAGAAGGAAACTGAAAAGGGAATGTCAAATTGAAGTCAGTTCTTTGATGGTATCATCAATTGCCTTGTCATTTTTCTTTGTTGGTTCTTTCAGAATTAGCAGAATCTGAACCAGTGCTGCGTTTTGCGCTTTTGCTGTCCGGTCTGCATCTTCTCTGTTTTCCCTAATTTTGTCATATGCATTGTTCAAGTCACGTTTCACATCAGTCATATCACGTTTGATTTCCTTGATTTCTTCTGAATGTGTACTGACCGCACGTTTGATGTCATTCAGCGGTTCAGTCGCATTTTTCTTTGCTGTCACAATGCTGTTGTAAAGTGATGCCATTTGCCCAATCAAGAGCAGTACACCAACAACGGTGACCAGTGTGATTTGTTCTGTCATTTACCGTCACCGCTTTCCGCTTTCTTGAACTGGTACCCAAAGAAAAAACTGATGCACATTGTGTATATTGAAACAAATTTATCTGGAAGTTCTTCACCCTTCAGCACAAGCATACCGAACACCACAGTCAAGAAAATGGTGATGATTGATTTGACAGACATCAATGACGCAATCCGTTGCAGAATGATATGTTCAGACGGTGCCGGTTCCGGGTCAGTCCAGTTTTCAACCGGTGCCATTTCCGGTGCGTTTTCCGGTTGATTTACAGTGTTTTGTTCATTCATGTTCTGTTCCTCATCTTTCTGCGTTTCGTCTTCTGTGGGCACGTTTTCCGGTGCCTGGTACGGTTCTGCGCTGATAAGTGCAACCGCTGACGGAACTGCACGTGTTGTGTAACGGTTATATTCAAAAATGCCGTCTTTCACTCTGCCCATCTGTGCGCTGTCACCGCCATCCAAGAAAGCAATTGATTCAATCTGGTATTGTTTGAAATCAGATGCAATCTGTTTTGGTGTTGCATCCTGGTTGCATATTCCAAGGCAATATGTGCCATCTGTGAACCGGATACAGAACGAATATCTTGAAATGATGTTCACGCAATCAATTCCAATGAATGTGCCGTATTGATAATTTCCAGATGATGGAAATACACAACCAGGCGAAAAGACATCATGGTTCATGTCAATTCTGATTCCGGTACAATCGCCGTACATGCCAGTGTTCAAATCAAAATACAACGTGTTGTTCTGATTCGGTAACATGCGCCACACATCGTTCACGGTTGAAGACTGGTCACCATATGTTGTTCCGATTGGGTCACTTTGATTGTTCTTTGCTTGAAAAAAATTTGCGCCTGTGATTTTTGCCATCACTTTTGCGTTGCAATCAAGTTCTTTGATGGTCTTCAATTTGTTGATACCGGCAGACAGCACAACTGCTTTCTGATTCGGTTTTTGCCGATACAAAGAATAAGAATGTCCGTTTATGGTGATGTCGGATGCACCCGGTACAATTTCAGACCAGTTTTTGAAACGCAATGCACCAAGAATGTCATGAAATGATGTTTTCTTTTCAGTCACACACGCACTGCCTTGGTTCTGTCCAAGTTCAACATCTGGTGCGAAATACATACACACGTGACTGTACGGATGACTTTTTGAACCTTTATCAAAAATACACCAGTCACCATCATGCAGCTGTGCCGGGTCAGTGATAAAGTCAAAGTATTTGCCATAACCGTACTGTTCTTTCAACCGCCACAGGTCGCACACATAACCGGTCAATGCACAGTATGTTGACACCGGCAGTTTGAAATACTTCACAAACGCATCGAAATAATCCCAACACTGAAAACCATATGCTTTATCCTGGTCATAAGATTTTCCCAATGTCATGTGCAACCATTCAAACGGTGTCATTTTGCATTCTTCCTTTCATTCAAAAAGAAAACCGGCAGTTTGACCGGTTTTCAGTTTTATTATTCTTCTGTTGCCTGTTCCGGTTCTGGTGTCGGTTCCGGGTCATGATGAATGTATTCACGATATTCTTCCACACAGTTCAGCTGCTCATCAACAATCATGACTTTTGCAGTTGTCACATCCTGTGCGTTCCACAGTGTCTGACAGATTGAATGAAATCTGACTTTTGCCTGTGTCAGTTCACCGTGTTCAGAATCAACGCTGAACGCACCATTGATGCACTTGATGATGGAATACTTCATTTTTGATTTCCTCTCTTTCCTAATTGAAAAAGGCACTTATGTTTTGTGCCTTTTACTTATGTTTTTGCTTATGTTTTAGATGAATTAAATGCTGATTGATGTTATAACTTTGCCCTATGTTTGGTACGGTTCGTCTTCATCTTCGGGCTGTAAAAAAACCTTATAACCTTGCGCTTGAAGCGTTGGAAAGTGACTGATAAAACGAATGATTTTTTCCTTTGCTTGTTCGGGTGGAATTTTCCCGATTAAGTCAATCGCACTGCTCATTTTCAATGAATCGACAAGAGCATCAAGGTCAACAACGTTCATGGTATCACCTCAAGCACAGTATAACCGGATTTCGCAATGTCGCAAAATGCTGAATTGATTAACTAAGCGTTATTTCCATCGACCGATTGCTATATATCGTAACCATGATGTGGATGTTGCGCTACGTGCGTTAAAATATGCGTTAAATCCGACATCATTCACATCTTCAATATATGCTTCAGTTCTTGTTCCACCCGCTCCGGTCGATTCCGTTACGGAAGGAGCCCCATTAAACCTTACAGGGAAAGTAACGTGTACTGTCATTGCGGAAGTACTAAGTGCCACGGTTTTAAATCCGTGAAAAATCATAGTTCCGTCCGGAAATTTAACGGCTGTGCCGTCTGTGCCTGTCACGGTTTGGATATTTAAACCATTATTTAACGCTTTTAATTCGCCACCGATAGACGTTGCAGAAATGTTGGTACCTTCAACAAATGTTTCACCTGCGGACACAGCTGCGGTCACAATATACAACTGTTTGTCTAACAGAATATATTCACCAACAGAATGATTCTGTGTTGCTTGTGCAGTTTCAACGGTTGCAACGCTGCCTGCCCTCACTGCACCTGC